GATCGTCAATCCATCTCCAAGCTTGTTCGATACCGGTGAATCCGTGGACAGCGTCAGGACCGAATCCTCGTAGACGAACCCGTAGCTCACTGTACTTTCGAGAAAGAGGTGTGATGAAAGGATAGAGAACCCAGTCCTTAAAGAAAGGATCCCACCGGGCACTCAGTGCCTGGAAGGAAAGACTCTTTTTAAGAATTGGACCATAGAGGTCCTTCATTACTGAAGAACCCCTTCGGAGACCCTGCGCTCTTGCCTCGGTTGGAGAAGCCTTGCGGTTAAGCTTGGCTTCCGTCAACTGAAGTGCGAACGTAGAGTTCACCTCTCTCTCTACCCGATCAAGCACCTTCTTAATCAAAGCAGCTAGGGTCCCGACCAGAGATCGAGCGATTTCTCGCTCTTTCTTCCAATCGAGACCTATTTGCCGACCAGGGCCATCGGACATGACCCATGCCTCAAAAGGCATAGGCCATAATCCGCCTGGTCTGCATAAATACCCGAGCAGTCTACTGAGACGATTATTTAAACTGAACGCAACTGGCAGTCGCGCTAAGTTCTTATAACCGAAAGCTGAGAAGCGTGCTACGGCTGCTACACGGATTTCTCCGTATACTCTCGCTTTTCTAAATAACTCCTCCAGAGCTGTCACATTAGCAACTGCTACTGAAATCTCTGCTAAAGAGAAAGGCGATGACAGACGTCCTTTCACCCAAGTTCGCTTCGCAAACTCAAGGCTACCCGTCGATGAGACTAGGCTTTTAGCTAAGCCAACCTCTACACCGATGGTGTCCATTACGACCAGGTACTTCTCAGCGACGGCTTTGTCAGCAATGACAATATCGTCTCCGAGTAACGCGTATTCCTGAAACCATCCCGGTTTCCCAGGGTGCGCCAGATACGCAGCGTACTGTAATATGGCATGATGAGTCAAGGCGAGCATCGCCCAACTTGACAACGCTCCCATAGGCTGACCTACCTTATAGAACACCGACATGAATCCCAAGTTGTAGCTTTTGGCTACTCTTGGTAACCCATACGGTCTTCCAGTCAGTAGGAAAGCCCACGTTCGCGCTAACTGACGACCCAGTAACGGTTCTAGAAGGGCTACCTGTATCGCTACAGGTAACCGATCTGTGGCCGCAGATAAATCATAAGATGCCACAAACTCGCGTCCAACGAATCTCTTAACTAACCGCTCCACCGGAGCAGTCTGGTTAAAAGTCCCGTCGGTTTTGAGCTCGCGTAACCTCATGAATATCCACTCATGCAGGGGCAGCATAAGCGTCTGAGTAATCAGATTCACCATAGCAAAGACTCGGATCTTGCCTGGTTCTACTTTAAAACCTAAACGGCCGAAATAAAGGGGTTTCCCCCACCAACTAGCTACCCATCGTTTCCCTAAGACGTTTTCACGCCGTAGGAATTCAATAGGATCACCAATCGGCTTTATCTTTGTCCGTCGAGACCACTCTTCACTTAACCGATCGAAATCAGAAAAGATTGGAGTAATCTCCGAGTGGAAGAGCGATGACTTCGTCGCCTTCAACCAAAACAGAAGGGCCTGCTTCATCTCAGAGTCCCGCCAAAAGGCCAAAAGGTCTAATGGAAGGGCTCCAGACGCAGCATTTCCAGCTGAATTGGGAGAGGACTTCGTTATCACCGGTATCTTCTGAACTCGTAGATCTCTATATAGATCGATTTCCAAAGAGCTTTTTATTTCTCTTCGTAGTCGACCCAGGTAGACGGGAACCCATCCCCTCCAACCACGCATAAAGACTGTTAAGTCTTTACCGGGTGCGTAGATGGTCTTCAATTTTAGCGTCCCCTTGAATGGCAGTACTCTGTACAAACCAAACAAAGTTAACCAAAACCGAATAATATCTACGTCCCCACCGGCGATTAACCGTCGATGGTTAGAGTTGATGACTCTAGGAATCCCGCTTCGGGATCTCGAGACGTTGCAGCCTAGCTCCCACGGGGAACGAGCTACTTGGCCACCGGCTACATGCTGGGTAAGCAAGTAACAAGTTTTTAAGTAAATCGCGAGACCGCGAAAGCCGACTCGTCGATACATTCTTGCTGCCATTCTAGCGAAGCCCCAAGTAACCTTGACATAACCTTTAGTTAAGTGCCCAAAGACTAACGGGACGACTCTCAGAGCCATTCCCGCCAGTTTTGCCTCGGCTTTTACACCGAGGGACCAGTCCATAGAACGTTTCACCATGCGCTGATACATACTAATAATATTAGGTGTATTTTGCATATGGTTAATTCATTCCTTGGAATTTCGGTTCCCGACTCCCTCCTGGGAGAGGTCGGCCGCAGGTCGCCTT